TGGAACAGCTGATAACGATATCAATGCAATCGTATCTATGGGTATGGTTCCTCAAGGTTATAGAGTGAACAACTACCTAACAGATTCAGATGCGTTCTATATCTTAACAGACGTGCCTAACGGTATGAAAATGTTCAACAGAGCACCATTGACAACTGCAATGGAAGGCGATTTTGACACTGGAAACGTTAGATACAAAGCTAGAGAAAGATACTCTTTTGGAGTTTCTGACCCTAGAGGTATCTTTGGTTCGCCAGGAGCGTAATCAATAAATTTTGTGGCGGGACATAGTTCCGCCACATTTTCATAATAAATGGTGAGATTCATGAAAAAAATTTTAGTAAACATTTGGGCGTACAATCATCACGCAAAATTTACAGTAGAATCAAAAGATTCCCCAACAGACCTGGAACAATCTATCCTTGACAAACTTGGAGAAAACAGTATAGTTTGGGAAAACCTTGGAGTAAGTTATGACGACAAGGTAAATAGAATAACCTATGAGGAGGTTATAGATGATACAAGACCTATACAAAGCAAAAAGGTCCTTGGAGTTGAAGTGGGAACAGGAGCATCTAGATAATAATAGATATACTCTTGAAATGGTCAGAATTGATGACAAAGTTAGAGAAGTCATCACAAAGATCAAGCTGGAAGAAGCAGCAATTGCCCATAGACAGAACACAATTGAAGGTTCTGCTCCAGAAGTTTCAGTAGCTACTTAATCAAAAGCTACATCGTTGGAAAAATCCAATCCACACTACAGGCCCTCTTGCACTCTACTCAAAATTAGTATATAAAAACTACAACTATACAATTAATTAGAACATAGACGCGTATAGTCGACGGCCTAGAGACTATGTTCGGAAACTAGGAGGATATAATTATGGCAAATACTACATTTACAGGACCGGTACGATCGGAAAACGGTTTTCAAACAATCGTTAAAAGTGCAACTACTGGCGCTGTAACAAACTCAATGACTATGTCTGAGTACACTGCAACTATCACAGTTGCTAATGGTGCTACTACAGGAAAAGAAGCAGCAATTGGAATACCATCTAACTTTATACCAATGGGTGTAATGATTGCAGTAACAACTGCAGCAGCAAACGCTGTCAACTTAGTTGACATTGGAACTGACGCAGACACTGATGGCTACGTAGACGGAATTACAGTAGCTGTTAACTCAACAGGCTTTAAAGGATTTTTTCCTTGCAATGGAGCTTTAGGTATGTCTGGTGGTGCAACTACTGCATCAACTGCAACAGCAGATGAAGTAGAACTTGTTGTTAGTGGTGATCCAGGCGGCGATACGGTAATAGTTTTAAAATTTATCGGTATAGCTAGTTCTTCGGACGCTAGTTAATAAATAATTAGTGTGGGGCTTCGGCCCCACATATTAATTTTAAGGAGAAACAAATATGTCATCAGACCAAAAATTTACAACACTTACAGCTGACGGACAGGTGAAAACTTTTTCTGGAGGATCTACTAATATTGGTCCTGCTAGAGTTACATACATTCAAGCTACAGGAGTTACAAATATAAAACTTTATGATGCAGCAACTGCATCTGGAAATATTGTATTTGAATCTACTTTTGGAAGCGAAGGGTTAGATATGTATATGCCTGGAAATGGTATTAGATTTGAAACTACTATCTACGCTGATGTAACTGGAACAGGATCTGTTACTATCGGATACACTGGCTAGGAGGCTAAATGGCTAACGCAACTTCTGGAACAACTACTTTTGATAAAGACTTTTCTATTGATGAAATAGTAGAAGAATCTTTTGAAAGATTAGGTATCCAACAAGTATCAGGTTATCAATTAAAAACTTCAAGAAGATCTTTAAATATAATGCTTCAAGAATGGGGCAATAGAGGTATTCACTATTGGGAAATAGCAGAACTTGATCTTGATTTAATACAAGGACAAGCTGAATATAAATTTTTTAGAGCATCTTCAGATGGCACAAGTGCTACTTCAAATCCTAATGGTGTTTATGGAATTTCCGATGTTCTTGAAGCACAATTAAGATCAGATAGAACAGCAACAGATCAATCCGATAGTCCGATGACTAAAGTTGATAGATCAACTTACGGTGCTTTTTCAAACAAACTTTCTCAAGGTACACCTAATCAATATTGGGTTCAAAGATTTATTGATCATGTTAGTATTAGTGTTTATCCAACTCCAGATTCAACTAATGCATCTAAAGATATGCATTTTTATTATATAAAAAGAATTCAAGACATTGGTGCTTATACAAATGCAACTGATATGCCTTTTAGATTTGTACCATGTATGGTTTCAGGTTTAACTTATTACTTATCTATGAAGTATGCTCCACAATTAACTCAAAATTTAAAATTATTATACGAAGACGAATTTCAAAGAGCACTTCAAGAAGATGGTTCAGCTTCAAGTACATTTATTACACCTAAAGCTTATTACCCAGGAACTTAATGTCTAAGTACGCAACAGGAAAACATTCAAAAGCTATATCTGATAGATCAGGTTTAGAGTTTCCATACAGAGAGATGGTAAGAGAGTGGAACGGTTCATTTGTTCATTACACTGAATATGAACCTAAGCAACCACAACTTGAACCTAAACCAATTGGTGGTGATGGTATTGCATTACTACAAGTAAGACCAGATAGAACAGAACCAATCACAACTGTTATGATACCACAAGATGGTTTTAAAACTTATCAAGCTGGGTCCGGTATTATAAATGTTAATGTGCCCGGACATGGTTTAACAAACGGTACAACTTATTTATTTAGAGGACCTCCAACAATTTCACCTGGAACAGGAACAACAACTAATCCTGTTTTTGCTTATGCAGAAATTCCAAACTTTGATGGAATTACTGGAGCACAAATAACTCAAGGATCTGGATATGCAATTACAACTGGACTTTATGATAATGGTGCAAGAGTTACAACAGATTATGCTTTATCAAATTTCTTCTTCTTTACAGTTAATACAGATACTGCTACAACAGGAGATATTAAAGGAGGAGGCTACGGTTGTTCCGTTGGACCTATAACTATAACACCATGATTAAAAAAATTAAATATTTTATTTGCAAAATTTTTAACATTAAAGCATGTCAATGTGAAGTAGATGAACATATTGAAATGTATGAAGAAGTAAGAACAGACAAACAAGAAAAGATACGTAGAAAACATGGGGGAGATTCTAAGTAATGGCTTATACTTTAATAAACTTACAAGATGATATTAGAAATTATACTGAAGTTGATGATGGTGTATTTACATCAGGTGTATTGAATACAATAATTAAAAATGCTGAAAATAAAATTTATAGAGAGACTGATAGCGATGATAATAGGTTTTATGCTACATCAAATCTAGCAGCTGGAAGTAGGTATATAACGATACCCTCTGATCTAAGATTTATTCGATATGTACAATTAACAGATGCTGCTGGAAATCAAATTTTTTTAGAAAAAAAAGATACAAGTTATATGACAACTTTTTATGATACACCTGGAACTGCTTCAGGTATTCCAAAATATTATGCTAATTGGGATGCTAATTATTGGGTAGTAGCACCTACTCCAAATAGTACGAATTTAATAACTTTAGCTTATACAAAACAACCAGATTCAATAACAGCTTCCCCAGGAAGTACTCAAGGGACTTATACAAGTAATAAATATCAAGATTTACTTTTATATGCTTGTCTGGTAGAAGCATATGGATACTTGAAAGGTCCTGCAGATATGTTACAATACTATGTGCAGGCTTATGAAAAAGCAATGCAATCGTACGCGATAGAACAACAAGGTCGTAGACGCCGAGACGAATATCAAGATGGTGTTATTCGTACTCCTTTAAACTCACCATCACCATAAATAAATTAAGGAGACAATTAAATGGCAAATATAGTACCTGACTCTTTTAAAACAGACCTACTTGGTGGTACGTTTGATTTTGATTCATCTGGTGGATCAACTTTTAAACTAGCACTTTATACATCTTTAGGTGGTTTTAGTACTTCAACAACTGCTTATACGACTACTAATGAAGTTTCTTCATCTGGTACAAACTATACTGCAGGCGGAAATACTTTAACTAACAACGGTGTAGCAGTAGCAAGTAATATTGCGTATGTTGACTTTGCAGATTCTACTTTTAGTTCTGTAACTTTAACAGCAGTAGGAGCACTGATTTATAAAGGTACAAGTAATGAAGCTGTATTAGTTCTAGACTTCGGTGGATCAAAAACTGCAACTAACGGTGATTTCGTTGTTCAGTTTCCAACACCAAACTCTTCTAGTGCAATCATTAGACTTGGCGACGCGTAATATTTATAAGGAACACAAATGGCGTTAGTAGTAAATGATAGAGTAAAAGAAACAAGTACGACTACTGGTACCGGCACATTCACTTTGGCTGGAGCGGTAACTGGTTTTGAAACTTTTTCTTCTGCTATTGGAAATAGTAATACGACTTACTATGCAATATCTTTACAAGGTGGAGCAGAGTTTGAAGTTGGTCTTGGGACCGTTGCGGCTGGAACATTAGCTAGAACAACTATTATTTCTTCATCTAACTCAGATAGCGCTGTTGACTTTTCAGCAGGTACAAAAGATGTATTTTGTACATTGCCAGCGAGCAAAGCGGTGTTTAAAAATGCATCTGATGTTATTGAAGGTGTACCAAGTAACGGATTCGTCATTGCTATGTCGATTGCATTATAGTATAAGGAATAAATTATGGCACAAAACTTTAGAAATTATCTAACAAGAGAAACAGGAACCTCAGCCGTTGATGCTTTAGGCGGAGCTGCTAATAGTTTTGATACTTTAATTAGTGTTAGAATGGCAAACGTCACTACTTCAACAATCAATGTTGAAGCTTACATTAGAAGATCGTCAGCAAATTATTATTTAATTAAAAATGCGCCAGTTGTAAGTGGCGGATCATTGGAACTTATTGATGGAGGCTCGAAGATAGTACTTGCTTCAGGAGATCAGTTGTATGTTAAATCAGACACTGCTTCTTCTTTAGATACTGTCGTTGGCGCTGTAGATGATATAAGTACATAAGGAGAATCATGGCTTATTTAGGAAACGCACCAAAACAAAATTTAAATACCATGAACTCTCAACAGTTCAATGGTGATGGGTCCGCTGTCAATTTTACATTAAGTCAAAGTGTTTCAAATACTGCAGAAGCAGAAGTCTATGTTGGAAACGTTAGACAAGATCCGTTTTCAGCTTATTCAATATCAGGTGGTACTACTTTAGCTTTCACAGAAGCCCCACCATCAGG